AATCAAACAGATGCTACTGAGTACTCTATCTTTGTTAGTGAAGCCTATGTAGATTACCGTAGAGGTGTAGAAGGCAAAAGATACATAGAAGATGATACAGTTGCTGCATTAGTTAATGCCTACAAGGGTACAAACAGTTGGACGCAACTAAGTGCTAACTCTAAACGCACCTACGATCAATTATTACGCTGTATGCAGAACCTTCGGGTTGGGGAAGCACGTAAACCATTCCAAACAATGCGTGTACACAATATAGATGTATCATACGCAGAAGCTTTGTATCAGCAGCTAACTAAAGATGTCAGTCAGCATAGAGCAAACCACACCTGTAAAGTTTTAAGACGTGTTTGGACGGTAGGTGATCGTCTTGGAATGGTTAAAGCTAATCCATTTAGAAACATGGGTTTAAAGAAAACCCCTGCTCGAACCGTTCTATGGGAACAGGAGCAAGTACAGTCGTTTATAGATACCGCTGACACTATGAACCTACCATCACTAGGTACAATGGCACTGATGTGCTACCACCTATGCCAACGACCAGGTGATATGCGTAAAATGACGTGGGGGAAGTTTCACAATGAAATGTTTGGATTTGAGCAAGAGAAGAATAAGACATGGGTCGATATCCCTGCATCACCTCACCTGATCAAACGATTACAGGAAGCTAACATAAGTAATTCACACGACCATATTGTATACTATGAGCGTACAGGAAGACCGTATGACCGTAGACTATATAACAAAGTGTTCTGTCGTATCAGAGAAGCAGCCAAGCTACCCAGTATATTACAAATGCGTGATCTAAGACGCACAGGAGCTACTGAGATGGCTGAAGCAGGATGCACTGAAGATGAACTACGCTCAGTAACAGGCCATCAAAGCCGAGACGTACTGTCTATCTATGTACGCCCAACTAAAAAGCTTGCGGCAGCAGGTATCAACAAACGATTTGGATAAATAATGATCAAAGCAACACTTATAGACTACATGGGTTCAGACTTATCAGTTGTGAATGCAGCACGAGTATCTTTCGGCAATAAGCACGAGGTATTTAATGATAAGAAAGATACTAAGCTAATTAACTTTCTTGCTAGGAACAACCATGTGTCTCCATTTGGTCATGCGTTTGCTTCTTTCCATGTATCAGCACCAATCTTTATCGCTCGACAACTTGTTAAGCATAAATTCCTGCGCTGTACTAGCGACACACAGAACGAAACAAAAATAATTGCAGACGAGATCAACGATATAATGAAAAGATTGTACCCTGTATCTTGGGATGCATTAATGGATTCGCAGTGAAATAAAATAAAGTTGACAGGTGAAACATTAACTTTTATTAACTTAACTCAACTTGTATCACTTTGAATTATAAAAACTCAATGTTATCAATAAGTTGGTTGCGGGAGTAGGATTTGAACCTACGACCTTCAGGTTATAGGTAAATCGTTTATTTTCAATGGGTTACAGGCATCGTAAGTTACTGTACCCATAACTCTACCATCTAATAAAGTGGTTGACTTATTCACAAAGTGCAGTAGCCTACGGCTAACCCGCCCAGGGTTAGTTTAACTACTAACTGTTGAGGAAGAGTAATGAGCAAAAGAAATATAAGAAGCCTAAAGGCCATAGAAGACTATACAGAAACTACAATGAGGCCGTGCCAAACATGTCATAACTTAATCTGTGTAGGTGATCCTGCGGTACTGGTTGTGTATATAGCCGACCCTAAATTTAAAACAGGTCTAGATGAATTAGATAAAGAGTTTGAAGAAGATGGCTCTTACTTATTCCATCATAATTGTAGAGACTGTGGAGAGATAGCCAAGGTAAAATATAATGTCCAGCTATCGTGACCAGGTTGAATATGTTAAATCAATAATATTAGCAGAGGGTGATCGGCATACAGCCGATTGCCCGTTCTGTGGTGGTAAAAACAAATTCACATTAGATAAGTTTGATGGAAAGCTAATCTGGAACTGTTATCGAGCATCCTGCGGTGTTAAAGGTGCATACACTGGTAAAAGAGATATCAATGCAGCTAAATCCTATCTGCAAGGTAATGCAACCCAGCGCTTCAAAGCTAAATACAAAGAGATACCTACATTAACTACACGAGTAACCAATCATGACGCTGCTGTTAGTTACCTAAAGCATGTTAACAGCTTTGATGCTTACTTGCGTGGCGATATAAAGATCAGGTACGCTCCTAAAGAAGATCGTGTACTGTTTTATAACCCTGAAGGTACAGGCGCTGTAGGTAGATCCTTACGCCCTGTTAGAGCTAAGTGGTGGAGCTATGGGGATCTATCATCTGGAATACCTGTTGGTAATGGTAAGCACGCAATACTTGTAGAAGATGTAGCATCAGCTTGTAGCGTCTCTAATGTGGTAGGATTTGTCGGAATAGCGCTACTTGGTACAAACATTACTAAAAGTATAGCTAAAACACTTAGTAAGTACGAAAGAATCACATTAGTTCTTGACAATGACGCATCTCTTAAAGCAATATCTCTTTCAAGAAAGCTAAATATGCAATGTAATGTAAGATTTACGAAACTTGATTTAAAATATCTTACTGCACAAGCAATTGAAGATTTAGTTATGTAGAAAGCCAGCGACTATACGTCTGGTAGAAAGGGAAAGTATAATGTTAACTCATCATCGAGGTTTTTCAAGCCACGGAAGTCATGGACGCAAAGTTACAAATTGGTGTAACCCATTTACTGGCCCTCCAAAATCTCTGTTGAAATAGATTTTAGTTTGCAGTATCTGCTGCATGTATTTTACAAATATATTTTTAGGAGATCGACATGAAGTGTCGTGGCATAGTAGTTATAGACTACGATATAGATGGTGGCTTTTTAGAAGCAGCCGAAGAACAAAAGAAATTAGAGGATGCAATCGCATCTATCGTTAAAGGTAACAAACGAGTGGTCTTTCACCAGGTCGATATGAAAGAACGCCGTGGTGATCATTCACCAGATATAAAGAACATGAAATTCAGGAACAGCTAAGTACCTGAACTAAAACAATAAACAAAGAAAAATGCCTCTATTGAAAGATAGGGGCTTTTTTTATTTCTACTAATTGTTATTACTAGGGGCATAATAGAATGTCACACGGAAGGGCAGAGCAGTGGAAATACAATTAATAAAGACGTTACTGAGTAATGACACTTACTTAAACACAAAACCTCGATTACGCCAATCAATATTCTCAGATGAATTAGCACAGATTTATAATCTATTGGGTAAAGCACACACAAAATATGAAACGGATATTAAGCCTGATGATCTGTATTCGCTTTGGCTAACGGATAATCCTGTTGCTACAACCGCAGAGATAAATGACTTCAGGGATCTCGTTGATCAGTTGAAGTACGCAGATAAAATTACAGATAGCATAGCTACAGATGTAATCGAAAGCTTATGGCGCAGAGAGATCGGCAGAGACATAGCCAACCTTGGTATCAATATGTCTGAAGGCGATACAACAGCGATGGGCAATCTTGTATCCCTGTTGGAGCGTACCAAAGATTCATACATGCCAGATGATTTTGGTGAGCCAACAACCGATGATATCTACGAGCTATTAGCTGAAACCTCTAATGATAATCGGTGGCAGTTCAACATAGAAACACTGAGCCGCAATGTTTATGGTATCGGCCCAGCGGAATTTGGAATTATCTTTGCACGACCAGAGACAGGTAAGTCTGCATTAGCTATTAGCTTTTGTGCTGCACCTGGTGGGTTTGCTCAACAGGGCGCAAAGGTTCTCTATCTTGGTAATGAAGAGAAAACTACACGCACTAAGCTGAGAGCTATCCAAGCTTGTTCTGGAATGACCCGTGAGCAAATCGCAGACAATCCTGATCTAGCCATGAGTAAATACCTATCAATCCAAGACAGGATCATCATGAAGGATGTTCAGGAATGGGATTTAGATACGATCAATGGATACTGTGAAAAGATCAAACCAGATTTAATAGTAATCGATCAGGCAGATAAAATTAATATCTCTGGCAATTACAATGCTTCTCATGAACGCATTAGAGAGTTGTACCGCAGCTTACGTGAGTTAGCTAAAAGACATGACTGTGCCTTGTTAGGTATCAGCCAAGCAAGTGCTGACGCAGAAGGTCGTACTCGTATAGATTTTTCGATGCTTGAAGGATCAAAGACAGGTAAAGCAGCGGAAGCTGATCTAATTATTGGTGTAGGTAAGCATAGTGCTGCTGAAGACGATAATCCTGACCACACACGGTTTATAAACGTAAGTAAGAACAAGCTAAGTGGTTATCATGGTTGCGTCATTTGTAACATTGAGCCTGAAGTCAGCAGGTACGTGGTATAATGGGAAAACGATCAAACTTTGAAAGAAAACCACGAGATTATTATAGAACCCCCCGTGAGGCTGTATTTCCTATCTGGCCTTACCTTCAAGATCATCAAACCTTCTGCGAACCGTGTGCAGGAGATGGTGCATTAATTAGATCACTACAAGAGATTGGTCTAACTTGTTCAAGTGCATACGATATTGAGCCACAATCTAATGGCATTGATATCCAAGATGCCTGTGAACTAACCGAAGAGCATTTAAATGATGCTGATCTAATCATTACAAACCCACCATGGGAGCGTAAGATTTTACACACTTTAATACCCCAATTCTCAGACCTTAGACCTACTTGGCTGCTGTTTGATGCTGATTGGGTACACACCAAACAAGCTATTCCCTTCATGCCTCGTCTTAGAAAGATCGTAAGCGTTGGTCGTGTGAAATGGTTCGACAAAACCGCAGGTAAAGATAACGCCTGTTGGTATTTGTTTGATCGCCACGACGAAACTTATGCAACGAGATTTTATGGGAGAACGTAATGAACATATTAGTATTGGATTTAGAAACAACTGTTCAGAAGGTAGATGGAAAGACGGACAATAGCCCATACCACCCTGATAATAAATGTGTAAGCGCACACTTTGGTTTTATTGGATGGGAAGGTGTAGATGAAGTAACAAACCTCGTATTTCATCATAATGAAAAAGATGTGCCTGATAGCCCAGCGCAGATGCAAGAAGCGTTAACTAAAGCTACGCTGCTTATCTGCCACAATGCCAAGTTTGATGTTACTTGGTTATTAGAAATGGGCTTTAAAATCCCTGACCAGGTGTACTGCACAATGATAGGTGAGTACATCCTGTCTAAAGGTCAGAAGCGTTCATTGTCGCTGAAGGCAATAGCTGAACGCAGAGATGTTACACGCAAGAAGTCTGATCTTGTAGATGATCTATTCAAGAATGGCACAGGCTTTGAAGCTATGCCACTGGCAACTGTATTAGAATATGCAGAAGCTGACGTTATATCCTGTGGTGAAATTTATTTAGATCAACAGGACGAGTACGCAGCTAAAAGTAATAGATCGTTAGCAGAGACAGTAAAGCTGATGAATGAAATGCTATTGTTTCTTGTTGAGATAGAAAGAAACGGCATAAAGATCGACCTAGATGTACTTGGGGATATTAAAAAACAGTTTCAGCAGGAACAAGAGGATCTTAACAAACGCTTAGAAGAGATAGTCGAAGAGGTAATGGGCGACACGCCTATTAACTTAGCATCGGGTGCTGATATGACCAAGGTGGTTTATAGCCGAGAAGTCATAGATCGTAATAACCATAAACAAGTGTGGAACATAGGTGTCGGGCCGACAGGTAAACCATTGTATCCACCACGAATGAATAAAAGTGAATTTAGAAAGGCTGTAAGAGCTACAACAAATGTAATCCAACGCACTGATGTTATATGCTGCGATGCTTGCGATGGGCGTGGTCGTATACAAAAATACAAACAGATTACTCGTACCAAGATGGGCAAGAAGTATCGTGTTCAAGGTGATCCATACAAGAACCTATCTAAATGCCCTGCTTGTGTGGGTGTTGGGGCTTTTTATAATCCTAATGGTATAACAGCAGGTCTAAAGCTTAATCCAGAATCACCGTCTGATGCTTCTATAAATGGATTCAAGACTGATAAAGTTACTATAGAAAGATTGATCTCTCAGGCGGAGAGTAAAGGTAACGAGATAGCTGTAGAGTTCTTAACAAAGAGCAGCAGACTAAATGCTGTTAATGTTTATCTTGATAGTTTTGTAAAAGGGTTCGAAACTTGGACAAGATCCGATGGCATATTGCACACGCAGTTTACCCAGTGTGTTACTGCCACTGGTAGATTATCTAGTACTGCCCCCAACATGCAGAATGCTCCAAAGCGTGGGTTTCCTGTACGCAAGGCTGTTGTAAGTAGATTTGAAAACGGAACAGTAGTTGAGGCAGATTTCAGTTCTATTGAATTTGTACTCGCAGGAGAATTGAGTAGAGATACCCAGATTATAGCTGACGTTGTTAACGGCAAAGACTTACACAAACAGACCGCATCAATAATACATCAATGTAGTGAAGATAAAGTGACTAAGGATCTTCGCCAGGGGTCTAAAAAATTCAGTTTTAGCCCCATTTATGGGGGTCGTGGAGCAGGAGAAGCCCCTCACGTGCAGAATTATTTTAGTGAGTTCTTTAATATCTATCAGGGTTTAGGTGCTTATCATGAAAGGCTTGCAAAAGGTGTTTTAAAGAATGGTATTGTGCAAACCCCTTCAGGTCGTCAGTTCTTTTGGCCTAACGTAAAACGATTAAAAGGTAATCGCACTACCTTCTATACACAGATAGTTAACTACCCTGTGCAGTCTAGTGCAGCGGATCTTATGCTCCTGTCCTGTGTACGTGCTTTCCGTAAGTTCAAAGAGCTTAAACTGAAATCACTATTAGTCCTGACGGTGCATGATTCCATAGTCTGTGACGTTTATCCTGGTGAGCTAGAGCAAGTAAAAGAGGCTCTTAATTGGGCAATGGTTGGTGTGACTGAAGAAGCTGCCCAGCGTTGGGATTACACATTTGCCCTGCCCTTAGAAATAGAAATTTCTGGTGGAAAAAACTGGTTGGAACAAAACGAATACACTTGACTTGTACCACTTAACTATGCCACAATATAATACCACTTAACAAAAAGGTTCTAACATGAACGAATTAACACAAATCGATAGCAGTGAGTTAGCTGAACTAGCTGAAATATTAGGAACAGAAGTACCAACAGGAAGCAATAAATCTGCTTTGGTCAGAGTTCCTGAGTTAAAAATTAATGCGAAATCTCGTAATAAAAATACAAAGAAACCAATACCAGAAGGTAGCTTTTACTTAACAGGCACAGACAACCCTGTTTACTCTGAAACAGTCAGCTTTCGACCATTGGCTTCCCATGTCCAGTACTTCCATTGGGATGAAGTAGATGGCAAGCGTAAATTAGTTAACAAATCCCTTGCAGTGAAAAATCCATACAAAGATGAAGCCAGAGATCTACTTGGTGGAATTGCTTGCGGTATGCCTTCATGGGATGCCCGTAAAGAAATGGAATACGACGAAGCTAAGAAGTGGCGGGCTATGCAGCACCGTGTAATTCGTGGCGTTGTCTCGTACACAGGTAAAACTGAGGATGGCGAAGAAGTCACAGTAGAAAACCAACCATGCATCATGTTCCACAAGAACAGCAATTATGGTGGTTTCTATAATGAATTTATCAAAAAGTTACCTCAAGGTTCACAGATTTATAACTATGCTGCTGAACTTACTTCATCATACAATGAGAATGGTTCAGTTGTCTGGTATACTTTTGGCTACAAGCCTGACCTTAAAAATGAATTAGGTATGACTAAAGACGTGCATGATACCATGTTAGTTTTTGCTGATGCTATTCGTGCCGAAAACAAGTATGTTGATGAACACTACTTCAAATCAATCAAAGAAGGATCAATTGATAGCGCAGCTATTGATGCCCTCGGTGATTCATTGGACGCTGACTTCGAAGACGTAGCGTAATGGTAGATAATAACGCCATAATAAAAGACATGAGCAATGACGTGTACCACAATTCGGGTGGTATATCGTCATCCGCTGTGAAGACGGTGTATAAGAAATCCTTAAAGCACTGGAAGGGTCAAAAGATTACCCAATCAGCAGCGTTTGCTATGGGTAATGCTGTGCATGCACACTTATTAGAACCAGAACGTAATTTAGTTATCAAAGGCCCTAAAACAAAGTCTAGTAACGCCTTCAAAGAAATGAAGGAAAAACTAACTGATGATCAGGTTCTGTTAACTGAGGTTGAATATGCTGTTGCTAATCGTATTGCGCAGGGAGCATTAGAAAACCCTGTATGCGAAGCGGCATTAAAGCATCCTGATAGGATCAATGAGTGTAGTATATT